AAATTAAATGCATTCTTATTTATTTCATTTGCATTAATATGTCTTGCATTAGGATTATTTGTTTGTATTCCACCATTATATTTGTTTATAGGTAATCTTTCTGAATATTCTTTATACTGCTTTGTTGCCTCAGTTCTTTCTTCTCTGTTAGAATTGAATGTATTATCTTCATTTATTATTTTCTTTTTCTTTAATCTTTCAATTAAATCCATTGACTACACTCCCATTAAATATGCTTTTTGTTCATTACTTATCCTTCCACTCTTAACAAGTCCACTTAAGAAATTATCTCTAGCTTTAGAATTAGCTTTTGTTGTTGCTAATGTTGCTTCAATCTTCTTATCTAAGCTATGTTCACTTACATTAACCTTATTAGATTGTGCTGATGATCCAGTTGATGCTCCTGAAGAATTTGATACACTATCTCCCGTATTTACTACATTGCCCTTCGAACTCTTTTTGCTACTAGATCTCGAAGAGCGTCTTGCTCTAGTAGCCTGAGCTTTTTTTGACAATTCAAATTGTCTCTCCCATTGACTATCAGATACAGCATCTCTTTGTTTTTGATAATCAAATTGCTCACGCCATTGACTATCTGCAACTGCATCTCTTTGTTGTTGATATATGAATTGTTTTCTATTATTTCTCATTTCATATTCTTGTGTTAATAACTGCATTCTTTGTTTTAATAGTTCTAATGCTGTTTGAGCTTGTGTTATATTTCCTTGTTTTCTTGCTTGTGCTATTTGAAAATCAAAATCAGCTTTTAGGTTTCTTGCATTGTTTAATGTTTCTGTTACATTCTTTTGGTAATTATTGTATAAATTAACTTTACTTGTTTCAGCATATCCACTATTAGCAAGTCCCATTTGTGCTTGTCTTTCTGCTTCAACTCCATATTGATTAGCTTGTTTTTGATAATCTGTATATAGTCCTCTTGTTGTCTTTGTTACATCTTGATCTACTTTATTTCTATTTCTTTCAAGTTCGTCTACAGTTAGCTGTGTTTGTTGATTTATTAAGTCATTTTGCTGTTGTTGCTGTTGCCCTAATAAGCTTTTTTGCTCATTTGACCATCTATCTATATCTTCATATCCTTCTGCCATATCTTTCTCCTTTCTAACTTACTCTTTTCCACATATAACAAGTAATATATGGTTGTAGGTTGTTATGAGGTTGATCTTTTCCTGTATATTTATGAGCATCATAAATATCCTCATCTACCCAATCCCCACCTTTATATACAAATTGTGGAAGATGTTGATTTCCTGGTGTATTATCAAAATTACCTACTACTCCATGTTTATGTCTAGGCATTTCAGCTACTGTTAAGGTATGTGTTTTTTCTCCTCCTGTTTTTTCTGCCTCATTAAAATCTGCATCCTCACTATCTACTCCAACTGGTACTCTTCCTTTTCCCCATAATTCCCATGTTCCAAATCCTAAATAAGTTGCTGGGTTTACGTTTTCTGTTTCAAATATCAATTTTCCTACATGGTATCTTGCTTGTAATCCTGCTGTTATTTCACTTCTTATTTGTGTTCCTAATGCTGATATTAAACTTTGCAAACTTGTCTTTGTTCCTGATACTAATTGTTCTGTTTCTTCTGTTAATGTATTGTTAATATAATTTTTTATTTTTGTACCCGCTTCATCAAACTTTGCTTTTATTTCTTGAGCTGACATCGATGGAGCATCAGGTAACTCTGATATTACATTTGTATTTTCTGTAAATTTAGTTAAACTCATAATTTACCTCCTATTTCTTTGTATAGCCTCCTACAAAGGCCTCTAATATCATTTGAAATACTCCAAATGGTTTATCTTTCTCATCTGAATAAATTTTTAATGATATTTCTTTTATCTTTTTCTGTTTTATCTTGTAAATCAAAAAAACCTCATTCGTTGTATTGAATGAGAAGTTTTCAAAATTAATTTTATTAAAATCAAATCCTTGTAAAGATTTTTCTGTTACATATTTATAATCAGGTATTTTGTCGGTTTTCATTGCTATTTTTACTCTACCATTTTGCATTGTTCTTAATTTAGCAATTCCACCCCTTTTGTTTGTTGTTTTATAGTGGTTAGGATATCCGAAGTTATCCATAATAGTTGTCCAATAGCTGTTTATTGCATCTCCATCATCGTTTGTTCCTTCTAAACTGTATATTGATCCATCTCTTCCACCTATGTATAAATTTCCATTGTATTCCTTTAATATATTAGGTTTAGCTTTTGATATCTTCCATCTATACCATTCATATTCAAAACTTGCTAAATAAGCTGTTTTTTGTCTTGAATCAGCTAGATATATTTCATCTCCAACTAAAATAAGCAAGTATCCTTCCCATTCTTCCATTTGAGCATTATAGTAATCTGTATTATTAACTAACTTACTATCTACTAAATGACTTCTTGGAGATATTACTTGCCTACTATCTAATTCTGTTGTTATTATTCCTTGTAACCCGTCTATACTTAAATAAACTATGTCATCAAGGAAATTCATTGCAACTGATTTACAACCTAATTCAACATTTCCTTGTACACATGGATATACTTTTCCTTGCTCATCATCTATCATTTTTGTATGGTAGAATACATTTGCATTGTTTTGATCTTTATCTTTTAGTACCCATAATACATCAGATCCAACAACTATATCTTTTATTGGAGAATCACTTGCTCCATCTTCTGAATAGCTTAAATCACTTATGTATGTTGGATCGTTTAATTCACAATGGAATATTGCATTAGGATAAGCTGTATTTCCTGTAAAGAATATTCTGTTATCCCACATTATTGCTTTTGTACAATTTGATATTCTGTCTTCATACCCTGCTACTTCTTTTGTAAATGTTATAAATACATTATCTTTTCCACTTAATGCAGGTTGTGCTGGTGCTGTGTTAAATGTTATTATTCCAGTTGCTAAATTCACTGAATAATCAGAATTTGTTAATTCTGTGTCATTTACTACAACTTTATCCACACTTTCTATACCTATTGCATCTAAAACATAGTTTGTTGATGTTCCATCTGCTAAAAATTGGTTTATTCTTTGCTTACTTAGTACATTTACATCTTGGTATAATTCTCCTCCACCTGTTGGACTTCTTCCTATAGTTGTTGTTGGTACAAATGCACTATCACTTACTTTGCTTACTGAATTGCCATCATATCTTAAATAATTAGTTCCATCATTTATATATAAATAATTTCCAAATTTATTAAACGATGTTCTGTTATTAATATTCATCCCTTCATACAATTCGTTCAATGTTTCGTTAGTTGGTTCATCAGGAAAGTTTGTCCATTCATATAGTTTAGTCCCTGAATGTACTACTGCTTTTGAATTACTAACTGCATAAATACCTAATACTTTATTTCCTATTGTTCCAATTAGTTTTAATCCTGGTCTTGTTTCATTACATGTTCCTTCTGTATCCTTGTAATTTTTCCATACATTCAATGCATCAGGACTTCTGTTTATTTGTACTTGACTTGGATCTGTACTAAAATCAACTCCTGCAAAATCAGTGTATGTTCTTGTTAATGCTGTTGGCATATTACAACACTCCTCCCACTTCTTTTGCAATCATTGTTGGTATTTCTCTTCTTGAATCGAATTGTTCTCTTTTTCTTTCATACTCTTGCAAAAATGCTGTATGATCTTCGCTTGGATCAGCTTTTAATATATCTTTTACTACCATATAAGGCAAAAAGAATTGTGCATCTTGATCAATTTCTAACATGAAATCATCTTCTGTATCATTGGTTATTAACGATGGATAAGCATAGTATTCTATTATGTATTGAGCATCTGATTCGTTGCTTATATAAATATCTTTCTTTCCTATTGTTTTATAATCAGCTTCTACTTCGCAGTTATTTTCATCTAAAGCAATTACTCTTTTTAATTGATACATTGTAGGTAAGCTGTATTTAGTATAACCTTCGCTTGTTTCTCCAGTTATTTCCTTTAATACTTTTGTTTTTAGTATCTTTTTTAGCTCTGATATTTCTTGATATGCTAATGAATATATTAAATTAATTCTCAATGTTATATCATCGTCATCTGAATGCCCTGCTTTTTCAGGTGCATATTCTTCCATTAATGCTAATGCAATGTCTTTATTCTCCCCTAGTGTCATAAATTCCCTCCTTAATCAAATTTTAAGCAGTTTAAATCTTCCTTTACTTCATCTACTGATTTTGGTTCAAAGTCAGGTAATATATATCCCTGTCCATCTTGCCATATTAATCTTGTTCCTTCTTTAAGGTCTATTTCTAATTTTGAATATTCTTTTATTTTTGCTCCGTTATGTTCTCTTTCGTCTTTTACTTCTGTTATAAATTTAGTTCCCTTTATTGTTTGATGTACTCTTCCGTCTTCTGTAACATCGTCTACATCTGTGTCCTTATTAACTGTCAATCCTAAAAATTGATAATATTGTGGTTTAATCATGTATCTTTCAACATGATCTTGCGGTTTCTTTCCCTTAAAAGTTTTCTTTTCTTCCATATATCTCATCCTTTCCGCTTCTGTCAGACTCGAACTGACTTGCTTTCCTATAAAGCGATAAAAAAAGAGAGGTTTTACCCTCTCCTTAACTATGCAGGTATTGTTTCTAGTAATGCATATATTTGCTCTGGTCTTACAACCTTTGCTCCATATACATATAAACCTTTTACAATATCTCCAAATCCTTTTTCTTTTTCTACTGCTTTTACTTGATCAATTTGTCCAGCAAATGCAACAGCTTTTGAAGTTCTTATGATATTGTATCTTACATGATCTGTAGTATTTACAGGTAGTAAGTTTTCAATACATACCATAATATTGTTATATTTTCCTACAGCACCTTTCTTAGCTAACTCAACATTGTTTGTTAAAACTTCTGTTAATGATTGTCTTAAGAAAGAATACATTTTTGGAGAAAATTCTCCGTATAATTCATCTGTAGGTTTTACATTGTTTGTATACAATGCAACTAATCCTTCTTCAACTTTTTCTACAGCATTTGTTTTTGAAGGTGTAAATGCTGTACCTTTTGCAACTGTTGAACCAGTTTTTTCAATTTCAGTTTTGATTATAGATGCAACATATTTATCTCCTTCTTCGTGTAAATATCTAGCACATTCTTTAGAGTCATTTTCTAATACTCCTGGAATTGATTGTGCTTTATCTACGTTATCGAAGTATCTTGCGAAATATTTGAATTGATCTATAACTAATTCTTGATCGTTACCATCAACATTCTCGATATCGATATCTGTTCCTGGTACATAAGTTCCAATAGTTGGTGCTACTGAACCTGTTATTTTTAATTTGTTTCCTGCTTTAATTAATTCTTTTTCGAACTCATAATCACAGTGTGTTCTTAATCCTGTTAATGTTTCTAATGCGTTTTGTATTTTATTACTCCATATTGTTGGTTTAAATACTGCTACTGACATTTAAAATCCCTTACCTTTCTTTGTACCACTGAAGTCTGGATTTATCGACAACCTTCATTATTTCAGGATTATTAAGATCCTCTGGTGTAAGCTTGTCGAAATCTTCAGGGCTATAATAATCTTTTATTTGTTTTACTTGTGTAGTACTTTTTGCACTACCTGGAGATTTTGGTCTCTCCACTACATTTCCATTTAATTTGTTATACATGTCATATATCTTTGATATAGATGTATTTGCATTAAATTGGTTTCTAAAATCTTTAAAAGCTTTGTCATCTAATATAGATGTGTCATATCCTTTTGATTTTAGTTCTTCTGTTGCTTCAATACTTTCAAGTTCATTATGAATAGTATCGAACATAATCTTTTCTCTTATAGTTCTTTTAGACTCAGGAATACTTTGTATTCTATTTGCTTCCGCTTCCATTTCATCTTTACCTAATTCGATGATTTCTTTTGCATCAGCTTTTGCAAGTATTCTTTCATCTCTTTCGCTATAAAAGTTTTCTTCAGGAATATTTATTCCTTGTTCTGAGTAAAACTCTGATGATTTATTTATTGCATCATCTAAGCTATCTACTCCTAAACCTGCTTTCATGATATTTTCAAGCTTCATATACTTAGATAGTTTCTTTTGATAATCCCTATCTCTTTTAGCTCTATCTCTGATTAGTCTGTCTTCGACTTTCTCTTCGAATAGTTTGTTAGCTCTTTCTTCCACTAGCTTGTCAATATCTTCTTCGTTGTCTTGACTAGTATTAACAACTACTTCTTCAGCAGTTTCTTCTTCAGATGTTTCAGGTACATCTTCAACAACAACTTCTTCGTTGTCTAATTCTTCGTTCATAAAAACCTCCCGTTTATACTCTGTCGAGTTTCCTTGCACCTTTTATTGTCGATAAGCATGTTTTGGACATATAAAAAAGACCCCGTAGGGTCAATATTAAAATCTTATTCTTCTTCCTCTATCTTTTCTGTTATTTCTTTATTGCACTTGGGACATTTGAATGTAATCAGGTTGTCCTTGATTTCCTTCACTAACATTTCCACTAGTCTGCATTGGGGACATTTCATTGTTACCATTCCTTCCTTCTTCGTCCATTACCATATTCATTGCACTTGTTAATCGATTTGCTTCCATTTCAATTTCAGCTACTTTTTGTTCAAATTCTTTTCTTCTTTGTGATATTACTTCAAGCTTATTCTTTGGCATTGCACTTGTATCAGGTAATGCATCTATAAATTCATCAAATGTTATTTTATCTCTTACGTATAAGTTTTCTAATGATTGTTCTTCTGCGTATCTATCGTATGGACTTCTTGGTGTTATATCTACTTTAATGTTTGGTTCTAATGATACTATTTGTTGATATGTTATTTTCGCTGGTTCTTCAACTATATTTCCTTCTGCATCTTTTTCTTCAACTAATATATCTAATCCATCTACATAGTAAGCTTTCCATATTTCATACCATATACGAGCAATATCTTCTACAAAAGTTTTAAAGTTATCTACTTGTTCTGATAATGGTTGTTGGTTAGCTTGTTGAACTGCTAAAATAGCTTTTCCTGATGCTTGTGTTGGATCTACATTTCCTGTTGCTACATCTCCTGCACCTTCTAACTCTCTTGTGTCATTTTTCATTTGCTCTGCTAAGTTGTTTGCATCACCGCTCATACTAGCTGGATATATGTATCCAACAGCTTTCTTAACATCATCAACTGTTGCTCCACCTGTTACTTTTATGCTTGTACCAACTTTTTCTAGACTTGATGCATTTTCTATTAAATCAGCATTGTAAACAAGTTTTGGGAATGCTCCCATCTTAACTGCTAAACATCTTCTCGCTTCTATTTTGTTTATTTCAATTTGATTAGGAATAATTCCATTAACTGCTCCTATACCTCTTGCACTTCCTTTTTGTTCTTCCCAGTTGTAATGTGCTACTGGATATAGTTTCATTTTTGTATCAATATCTTTTTCTAATGTTACATATTTAGTTCCTTTTGAATAATGAACTGTACCATTTTTCTTATAATACTTTAATAATATTAAGCACATAGGATTTACTTCGTCTGTTATTGAGTTATATCCTGCTTGTTCTAATGTTTCTCCATCAGGTAATATTAGTTTTATTTCTTCTTCACTTACTCCGTTTGCCTCTGCTAATTCTTGAGCTTCTGATACTGGTATTCTATAAGTAATTATTATATATGGTTGTTCTTGTATGTTTGAATTGTTTTCATTTCCATAACATACATTATTTTTATCAATTACTTCTATCTTTGTTTGATTAGTTGGTTCATCATAAAATGTATGTACTATTCCTTCGTCATTTATACACGCATCTTTTGACGACTCTCTTATTCTTTTATCTGCTTGTTGAAGTTCCCATGTTCTTGCAATATGTTTATTTAATACTTTACATAGATTTGTTAATTGTCTTCCTTCATCTATTGTTGAATATGTATTAGGATTAAATACTATTTCATAATGGTTTTGATATATAACTCCTAACTTGTACTTAACAATAGGTTTTATAATGTTATAAATCATAGGTTGTATTCCACCTAAATTAGCATTTTCCCATTGCTTACCATGATAGAAATTATAGTTCTTTTCTGTGTTTGTGTATAAACCTTTACTTCTGTTATACATTACACCTCTTTGATAATCTCTCCATATTGCAGTTACTTCATATTCTTCACTATTAGATTTCAATATTCTTCAACTCCTTTTGGTTGTTTCCTGTTCCGTCATAGTTTTCTATATTTGCTAGAATGTCATTGAATTGCTGTATTTCTTCTTTTCTTTGTTCTGTATATTTATGATCTTCATGTTTCTTTTTTATTTCCTCAATAGGGCTTTTAACTTCTATCTTTTCTTCATGATTTAAGTTATAACCACTAAAAAATCCTATACATAGACAAGCTACGCATAGGATTGCATACAATATACTAATCATTTTTCTTTTTACCTTTCTTAGTTTCTTTCTTTTCTGTCTTCTTTATTTCTTTTACTTCTTCTTTTACTACTTCATTTGTTCCGTAATATCTTTCTCTAAATAATTTCTTTTTCATTTCTTATTCCTCCTAAAATACATTTATACTTGAGCCTAAATCAGACTCTATTCTAACTGTTTCTTTAAATCCAAAATCTTTTAATATATTTGCTTGGATTTCTTTATTTTCTTTTACTTTTACTTTCATGTCTTGTTGATCTCTTATGTAATAAGCAATAGCTAGTGCCATAACTAAGTCATCGTGGCATCCTTCTTGTGCTTCAGGTCTTCCTTTTTCATTTCTTACAAAGACTAGCATTTCTTCAAGTGTGTCTTTATCGTTTATTAACTCTATGTTGTCATTTACTATTGCTTGTAATTCACTTAATATAAGTGGCCTTGTTATTCTATCTGTTCTGAATCCATAAGCTTTTACTGTCTTTCCTGTGTATGTGTCTTCTTTCATTCTTACATATTGTTTCTTGTATCCTATTCTTTCAAGTTCTTTTATTGGAAATGTATCAAAGTTACTTTCAATTCCTTCTAAAGCATTATTGTAATACTTTCCTAAACAATACATCTGTCTTGTATATTCGTCTGCATCAAATTCTTTTCTTAATACTGCAACTTGTTTTCCATTTGTATTGTCTAATACTTGTCCTATAAAGTAATCTGATCCTTCTCCTGCTGTATCTCCTGAAAGTACATACGGATAATTCTGTTTAGGTAATTCATATAATTTTATAAATCCATCAGGTTCATTCTTCCATTTTATATTTTTTATTTTTAATCCGTCATAATCATAAATAAAAGAACCTGTTTTAATAGGTTCTTTAAGTTGTGCTATTCTATTACTTACTTTTTCTGCATTGAAATATGTCTTTCCTAATACTCCGCCATTGTCCTAAACAATAAACATTGTAATAATATATATCTGAGTATTTAAAACTCTCTAATACTTTTTTATCATCTTCTGTTAAGAATTTATTATCTTTGTATGTACTGTGGCATACTGTTGCAAGTCCTGAGTCTATAAAATGTTTCTTTATCCAGTGATTTATATTAACAGGGTTAAAACTTAATACCATTTGTTTCTTTGATGTTCCACCTCTTAAACGTACTTTAAGTTGATTTATATCTTCCTCTGATGTTTCGGTTGCTTCCTCGATCCATATATGTGTTAATTCTCCTGATTCAAATGTAGTTGATTTAATCTTTTCTACATCATCTAACCCTCTGAATATTACTTCATTTCCGTTATGGCATTTTATTCTTAAGTCTGTTACACTAAATACACTTGATAAATTCCATTCACTAATTACTTGTTTAAATAATGCAAATGTACTGTCTCTGTTTGTATTTCCAGTCTGTCTAACTACTAATAAGTTCATTTTTCTCTTTAATAACATATATATCCATCTTTGTACTATATAATATGATTTGCCACTTGATCCTCCACCATAGAATGCTAAATATCTATCTTCATTATCTAGGTATGGTATATATACATCATTAAATACTTTTTTACTTATGCTTACATTAATCATCTAATGTTACCTTTATTTCTGTATTTACATTTGCATCTATATCTTGTTTATCTTTCCAGTCATAATTATTCTTTAAATTAAATATTATTCCTGTTGCAACTCCTGATGTAGATATTAGTCTTTCCTCTAATGATTGTTCAACAAATTCCTTTGCTCTTTTTATCGAGTGAAAAAACTTTTCATCTTTTCCATAATTTATTAATGTTCTTCTATCCATTCCTAATGCATATGCTAATCCTGACATTGTATATGGTCTTTTATCTTTCTTACAATCATTAAAGTATTTTTCTATTGCTTTATCTAATTCTTCTACTGAATCATATAATGGTGGTCTTCCACCTGCATGTTTTTCTTCCATTGTATCATCTCCCTATTTTTAAGAGTTTTGTTTCTCTATAAATTTTATTGCATTTATTATCTTTTGTGTTTTGCTGTTATCTTCAAACCAACAAAATCTAATACTGCTTCCCCAATTAAAATTATCTGTTCCTATTAAATTTAAACAAATTATATAATCTTCATAGTGTTCTTCCATATATTCTGATTGTGTTTCATTTATAATTGCTTTACATGTATCATATAATCTTTTACCAATTAATAATGATAAATCATCATCATAAGCCGTAAAATTAATTATATCTTCTGCAAACCATATATAATAATTACATTCTTGTTCTTTATATCCTTGATTATTTCTTTCAGTCATCTCGCAATATTCTTCAAATCTTTTCTTTAATTCTAGTACCTTCTTTTTATCACTTGGATAATTCATATTATCGTCCCCCTACTTTATAGTGTTTTGTTCCACTTTCTTTTCTTTATCTTTCTTTTCCTGTGCCTTTTTCTTATAATATTGTTCTATTTTATAATCTCGCATTATTTCACTTGCTATTGGACTCCCTTTTCTTCTCATTTGTTTTTCTCCTTTGTAATTTAAAATACTTGTCTACTACATTTTTTATAATGTCATGTGAATTTGCTATTATATCTGCTACATCTTCCTCGCTATAGTTTCTATCCAAATGTGTTATAAATGTTCCTATATAACAATGTCCTAATTCATGTAGTAAAGTACTTCTTTTTCTTTCATTGCATAAATCTTTGTCTATATATATTGTTTGTTCATCTGTATATGTTAACCCAAAATATTTTCCATATTCTTGAACTGAGTCATTATGTTCTTTCATTATTTCTCTCATTCTTCTTTGAGGAATTTCTTCTATTTTCCATGTGTTAGTATTTATTTTAAATTTAAACATATTCACTCCTTATATCATATGTGATTATATATAGAACTTACTAGGATTTGTTCTAAGTGATCGTATAAACATATAACAAATTATTTTAGAAAGGAGGTGTCCTTTATGTGAACAACCTTGTATATTATCAACTTTACCTAGTATCAGTTGTAATAAGCATAATAAAAGAGCCAATATTAAAACATCAGCTCTTCTTGAATAGGTTTGCCTTTGTATTTGTCGCGTGGCCTATGAGATATTTCTATCTGCGACACTTTTACTATTGTTATTATACTATATATATCAGCTATTTTCTACGACATTTTTACGACATTTTAACGACATTTTATAGTTTTAACATTTTTTCTAAAGCTTTGTCTATAATCCTTTGAATATTTCTGTTACTTCTTGTTTGATTAAATAATTCTAAATAAAGAATATTTCCAATATCGTCTGCTGTTCTTCCTTCTATGTAATAAGCTGTTAGTATTTTTTCTTCTTTGTATTTAAGAGCTTGTAACCTGTCCTCAACAGTTTCTGTTTTATATCTCAATTCTTTTACTATCTCTTCTAATTTTTCTATTTCTGACTCAATCTCGTGTCTCCTGATATCATTCTTTTCAATTTGTCTTAGTACTTTATCACTTATTTGGTTTTTACTATGTATATCCTGATTTAATCCATAAGCTGTAGTTAAACTTGTTTCTATTTCTTCACAACCTTTTAGTTGTAATCTTTTTGCTTTTAGATCCTTAAGTTTAATAATTAATTTTGCCTTGTTTTCTTTATATTCTTTCAACAATAAAATTAATTCTTCCTTATTCATTCGTGCCTCCTATTTATATTTTTTACTTAATATATTTTTTTCAGCTATTTCTAAATTCTTGTACATTTCTTTTTCATAATAATTTCTGCTCTTTATTAATGTCTTTTTTATTTTCATTGCTTTATCTTTGCAATTCTTACAATAGTCTATACTTCTTTTAAATAATATTAGTGTTTCTAATTCATCTTCTTTTACTTTTCTTCTACATATATCACATTCATAAGATACCATCTATCTATCATCTCTTTCATTATCTTTATAATAGATTTTCTCGCCTTCTTTGTTGTTTATTTTATTTTGTAATTCACTTGCATCTACTTTTAAACTTTCTCTAAAACTATATTTTTGTTCGTATCTGTCAATTAGTTCTTCTAAATAACTTGCTGATATATTTATTCTGTCCCTTCCATATAAGCATTTACTTAAATTTTCCTCTAATTCTTTTAAATCTTCTAGTCTAACATATACTGTTGTTCTTCCATTTCTTGTTTGATGTTCTAATTCTTTTTTTAACCTTTGTAAATTCATTTTACTTATCCTCCTCTACTTTTTCTACTAATCCTGCTTGTATTAAATCATATATTACATCAAAAATATCTCTAGAATGTGATGCATAATGAGGATTTGTAATAACTCTACTTTTTCCTTTTGTTTTATAATTTCTTATTATAATTCCATTACCATTTCCCCAACTTTCCATTTTTTTACCTGTTTTAAAATTTTCTGATATATATAATTTAAATCCAAACTTTTCCAATTCTTTTAAATCAACACCGTTCTCTTATTTTTAACATTTTACTTATCCTCCTTTGTTTTTTCTAAATACTTAACTGCTCTTATTATTTCATTTATTTTTATATTCACTTCATCTTTTACATCTGCATCTGCTCCACCATCTCCTATATGTATAGTTTCAGGAAGTTCTTTTATATCTTGTATATTTATATCTTCTTTATCTTCTATTATTTCTACTTCATAACCTAAAATTCTCATATGGTCTATTTTATAATTAAATGAGATTTCATTTCCGTTATCTATAACCCATATATAACCTGGATAACTACTTGCATATTTGCAAATAAATGATTGTCCATCTTCTGGAATTATTTTGAATTTTGTATTATCCTTTATTTCTCCATTAGCTATTTTATTTAATAAATCTATTACTTTCATCTTTCTTCCTCTCTTTCTTCTAAATTATCTATAATTTGTACTAAATCAGATTTAATTTGTTCTTTTAACTGCTCTTTATTTTCTATGTCAAAATATCTTTCATATAGTTCTACTTCATAATAAGTGTAATGTTTACTATCATCTATTTCATAATTTATTCCATTGTTTGTTGTTGCTTTGTTGTATTCTCCTTTTCTTATGTTTAGTTTCATTTATTCTCCTTTTCTACTTGCATAAATCTTTATACATATATTCATATTCTTTTAATCTTTCTATTTCTTTTTGTTGTTTTTCTATTAGTTGTATTGCTTGTTTTATAGCTTCAAATTTTCCAACTGATAAATAACCATTTTGTTCATATTCTTGTTCACAATATCCTAATTTCTTTACAATATTCTTTTCTTCTTCATTCATATCTATTTATCTCCTTCTAAAACTTTTCGCAAATTATCTAATAAATCTGATAATCCTTTATATCTATAACCTCTATCATCTATATAAATAATTCCTACTGCTTTTTCATTTGTTACGCCTATTACATTATCTTTATTCCAATACATATTACCTTGCATATCTTTTTTAAATACTTCAAAATCTAATGGATTATTTGCATCTTTATTTAAAAATTCTACAATTTGTTCCGCTGGTCTATTACTTGATATTACTACATAATATTCTTTCATAAGTTCTTTTATATAAAAAAGTAGGTTATAATCTATATCTCCATATATAGAACCATCTTTCCAGCCTTTATACCCTTTGTGGATTACTCCATCAAAATCAAATACTATCGTTTTCTTATTCATATCTATTTATCTCCTTCTTCTAATAGTTCTTGTAATACATTTCTTATTTCTATGCAATTATCTCTTCTGATATCTCCATGATATGTTATATCTCCATAAGTTGCATTTATCATTTTATTATATTCTTCTATTTTTTTTCTTACATTTTTATAATAATTTTCACATTTTTCTAACTCTTCTACTCTTTCTCTTAATTCTCCATTTTCTTTTTTATGCTCTTTTTCTATTTCTTCTAGTTGTTTATTTCTATTTATTAGATTTTCTATTGCTTTCACAAAATCAGACCAAAACTTACCAAAACCTGTACTATATGCCAATTTATATTTTTTCTTATTTTCGTTAAATTCTTGTACATATTCTTCTAATACTTTTATATCTTCTTCCATATTTACACCTCACAATCATCTAATCCACTTGTATAGCAATAATTTTTATCATTATCAAATTTCCAATTACTTATATGTCTCCAACATTTATTGCAAGTGGTATTTATACAATATGTTGTATCTGTATTAGCTTTTTTCTTTTCTTCTTTCCAAACTGTGCCATTCATTTCTCTTGTTGCTTGTAATTCTTCATCTGTTAAATCAAATGCCATATTATCACCTCTTTTTAATAATTTAATCCAATATTTTTTAATTTTTCTTTATATTTATCAAATAATATTTTTCTTTGTTTTTCTAATTCATCATCTTGTTTTTGATATTCTTCTCTTATTTTATTAAATTTTTTCTTACATTCATCACATAAATCAAAGCCTCTATGATAAGTTCCTACAAAATGTAATTCTTTTCCTTCTAATATTGTTTTACACCCATCACATATAGTTACTTGCATATTTACACCTCCATAATTTGTATATGTTCTTTGTTTTAAATAATCTTCATCATTCTTTATCATTATTTACACTTCTTTCAATTATTTCTTCTAGCTTTAACCCTATTAGAAATATTATTGTCATTAATAACATTCCTCCGTGTAAATCCTATTGCTATTAATCCTATTATTATTTCTTTCATATTTCCTCCAATCTGTAACATTTTTTTGAATACTGTTCGTGTGTTAATATATCTACTAATTTTATTCCTTCTTCTATTGTTTCTTTTGTTGCTTGTACCATTTCTTCATCAAACATATAATAATAATCTTCATTCAAAACATCTTTTGTATGTACTATATCTCCTACTTCTATTAAATCTATTATGTTTTTAGAGTGTTTTGATATTGCATTTTCACTATATTGATATCCTTCTTCTCCTAAATATAAATATACATCTTTAAATAATGATAATGTATTAATTATTTTGTCAATATCACCTTCATTATCTCTTACATATTCTCCAACTTCAATTTCTTTCATTTACATTTCCTCCAATCTCACTATTACCATGTTTTCATCTGAGTATCTTTTTATTACTTCTAGATTAATAACTTGTGAATCGTCTTTATATGCTAGTCCATTTAAACTATCTAGTATTATTTTTGCTATATTATCTACATCAGGTTTCTTTGTATAATCTCCATCTAATATTAGATTTTCTTTTTTCTTTTTACTTAAGCTCTTTGGAGGTTCAAATTCTGCAATTATTAATGCTTTGAATGGTTCTGTACTTGGTTCCATATCAATGTTATATTTACTTCTGAAAGCCCATTTTACTTTGTCTTCAAAGCTACTTGTTTTAGTTGGTGTGTATACTTTTCCTGTTTTTGTATTTACTCGTGGCCTTTCTTTTCCTATTGGTTTCTCATTTATTTCAAAACTAAATATCATCTTTCTCTCCTATACCCGTTTTCATCGTACTTTTCTTTATTATTCATTTCTTCAACGGTTTTCCACATAAAATTTGTTCCGCCTAAAATATCAAAATTTTTATAAATATCATTCTTATTAAATAATTTAGGAGAATTATATTCCCACCATTCGGAACCATCATATTCTCCCCTTACTATGTAAGTATGATCATTAAAATATATGATTAAATCTACAGCAATTTCTTGTGAACCAAATCCAGAATCATATTCAAAATCTGCAACATCTCTAAACTTATCCCAATTCATTCTGTACTCTCCATTAGATGATCCTATAAACATTACATCTTTTAGATTATGGCCTGATTCTTTTATTACATTCTTTGTTTCTTTCAAAAAATTCATTTTTCCTCCTAAATCGTTGGTATATGTTTTGCATATTCCATATAATATTTTTCTTCTTCAATTCCTCTTGCTTCAGTAGCTTTTTTTGGTTTATACCAGGGATATTCTTCAAAGAATTTTCTTCTTGCTCTTGTTATTGCTTCAAAACTTATTCCCTTATATTTCATCTGTGTTAATATTGATCCAAATGCTGTTCCACTATCACAAGGTAATATTTTTATTAATACTTGTTGTACTAAATACCAATCATCTTCTCTAGCATATTCATCTTCTTGTAAGATTTTATATACTGTTGGTTTTATTTGTTTATTCATTTGTTATCACTCCTTTTAATAAGTTTTATATTCCATTAATTCATTAAATAATTTTTCTTGTTCTTCTTGACTTAATAAGCTATATTCTTTTTCTCTTTTCATTTCTCCGATTATTAAAATATTTCTTCGTGGTTCTTCATCAATTTTTGCTTTGTATTTATTTAATAAATCAATATATATATTTCTTACATTCTTATCATTCTTGTTTGTTGTCATTTGTTTGTCATTTGTTTGTCGTTCGATTGTCATTTCATTGTCAGGTTGTTTGTCGTTTTGTTTGTCATTATTATTATCTTTATCTTGATAATCATTATATTTCTCAATGGTTACAAGAGTATTTTTGTTTGTCGTTTTGATTGTTATTTCGTGTGTCGATTTTAATTTGTCTAAAGATGTTCTAACTTGACGAACTGATAACCTAGTTTCTTCAGCTAAATGTTGTATTGATGTAATTTTTTGTCCTCTTTTTATTATTTGGCCTCTCCATTTTTTTTCTTTATGGTTAGCTGTTAATAATAAATGCAAAAATAATATTTTAGTATTGTTATCGTTGTACCATTCCCAATCTAACATTTTTCTATGTATCTTTATCCAGCCTTCCATACATTTCTCCTTTCGTATGCTATAAATAACTTTTACCTATTAACTTTATAAATTCTTGCCTTGTATGTGTCTTTTCATATTCTTTTTGATATACTCTCTTTAGCTTTAAATCCATTTCTCTGTTGTTATGTACTGAGTTAATAGATAAATTATGCTCCCTATGGCATAAACCTACGCAGAATCCATTCTCGATTGAAATTCGCCTATTTGCTGTACCAAAATAAACTTCGTGTATACATTCTGCTGGTTTGCCACAAAAGAAACATTTATTTAAATTGTTTAATATTGAGTATCTTTTCATTTCCAACT